TAGCTTTAGTATCGCTTGATCTTCTGGCAAGTTTCCATTGCTTGCTGATTCATGCAAACTGCCAAAAGTTCTCCTGTAAATTGGTATTGTCATTAGCACCTCCAAATATATTATTATATTGTTCTTTACATTATGTCAAGCATGTGGTAAAAAAAATTATGTTATTAAAAGATTATTTAAAAACCAAAAAGATTTCACAATATAGATTTGCCAAGATGTGTGGCATGAATGAGTCTACTATCTCTCTACTATTGCAAGGCAAAAGGTTTCCTAGGCCAGAGACTATGAACAAGATTGAGTTAGCTACTGATGGAGAAGTTAAAGCCAATGACTTTATGAAACAAGCACAACTTAATATGGTAGGCAAATGAAATGGTCATGCGTTTACTTGACTTGTTTAGTGGAATTGGTGGCTTCAGTTACGCAGCAGAGAAACTTGTTGGTGGCTATGAAACTGTTGCCTTTTGTGAACAGGATGAGTTTTGTCAACAAGTGTTGCGCAAGCATTGGAAAGATGTTCCTATTTATGATGATGTTAGGACAATAGATGCAACTAGACTTGGAACAATTGATATCGTTGCAGGAGGATTTCCCTGCCAGGCAGTCAGCCAAGCTGGACTACAAAAAGCAACAGAAGATGATCGGTGGCTCTGGGATGAAATGCTTAGAATTATACAAGATTGTAAACCGAAATGGGTCATTGGAGAAAATGTTGTCGGTCTTATTAACATCAACCAAGGGATTTTATTCGAACAAGTGCAAACTGATTTGGAAAAAGAAGGTTACTCCGTACAATCGGTTGTTATTCCAGCTGCAAGTAAAAATGCACCACACAGACGAGACAGAGTATGGATTATTGCACACTCCAACATCAACAGCCAATCAAATGAGTCCGTCAATGAAAAGTGGTTGGGAGATGTTTCCAACACCAACAACACAAGAAATAGAACATCCAAAACTAACATTGACAAAGAACAACAGACGATTGAGCAAGGATGGAAAGAGCAGTCACTCTTTGAACCTAGCAGACACAATGAAGTTATGGCCGACACCGAGAGCAGCAAATCCTGGGAGCAGACCGAATGGCAAAGGGGGGAAGGTTTTAGAGGAAGAAGTAGAAATATCAGTAGGTCTAAGACAGAGAGGGAAGAAGTTATCGCAACAGATGTTCCCAACACCAAACGCATGGGATGGACAGAGAGGGCCAAGATCAGAGAAGCATCTCAGAGAAAAGGATGGGCAGATAAGTCTAGTAACAGCAGTAGCACAGTTACAGAGACAGAAGATGCTACCAACTCCAACGACAAGAGACTACAAGGATTCAGGCAACATAAGCAATTGGAAGGAGAACAGAGAGAGGATGAGTTTGCCAAGAGCAGTACACCAACAACAGAACACAGGGCAACTCAATGCAGAATGGGTTACATGGCTGATGGGATATCCGAAGCATTATCTGGACATTTCTCCGAAGAGCCAAAAGACATCCCAAGAGTTGCCACAAACCAAAAAGACAGAACGAAAAAGCTAAAGGCACTCGGTAATAGTATTGTGCCACAGGTTGTTGCAGAGTTATTTTATGCGATAAGGATAGCTGAGTATGGCGAATAGCAGAGACAAAGGTGCTGGTTTTGAGAGAAAGATTTGCTCTCTCATCAAAGATGCGCTTGGTTATGATGCAAAAAGAAACTTAGACCAGTATCAAGTTGGTGGTGCAGACATAGAGATTCCAGGCTGGTCAATCGAGTGTAAGGCTTATCAAAAAGGCACAACTTACAAGCCAAGCTGGTGGCAGCAATGTGTTGACAATGCTGGAGACAGGCAGCCAGTTCTCATTTATAAATTTAACAATCATCCTATCAAATGTGTCATAAGGCTAGAGGTGTTGGATTCTGCTTTCTCTTCGAGCAAAGACTTGGTGTGTGAAGTTGATATTGATACTTGGTTTTTTATTGTAAGGGATAAGATATGAAAAGAGATTGGTATTTAAAAAGAGCAGCAGATTTAATTAATGGAGATAGAGCAAAAGATTATGGGGATGCTTACGATAATCATCAAAGAGTTGCGACAATGTGGTCAGCTATCCTTGGCATAAAGGTATCAGTTCGCATGGTGTATCTTTGTTTGATTGCACTTAAAATTTCTCGATTAGTCAAGAGTCCAGGTCATGTGGATAGCTGGGCAGATATTTGTGGTTATGGTGCGCTTGGTGGAGAAGATAAAAAAGATTGATTTTTGTTTCTCTCTCTTCTAAGTTATAGCTTGAGTGAGATTCTGTTATCTAACTCTATGTTGTTAAGATGAAAATGTGAGAGGGATTTTTTCCCTCTCATTTTTTTTGCTCTTTCTCTATTACAATTTTACACATAGGGCATTGAAAAACATTCATCAACTCTGTCTTAACCAAATTTATTTTGCATCTTTCACAGATAATAAAATTATTTTCTTGGTGATTTTCACTTTCCATGATACTCTCTCTCTACTATGCTACGCAGCATATATACTATAATAGTTTATATACTATGCTTAGTATCTATTACAGTAATATTCATATATAAAAATATATATTAGTTTATATACTATAATAGTTTATGTACTATGCTTATATGCTATACTATGCGTATTTATCTTCCTTATATGTTGTTTAATGACGATTTAAAGGCTTGTGAGACTATGTAAAGGCTAGTTTAGTGGTATACTAGCCTAAATATAGTTTTATGCTCTCTACAAGCTTAAAAAATAGTTTTCTATAATATCTGATATTAAGAATAAAAAGATAAAAAATATAAAGAGCATCACAATTGCAATGCTCTCTATTAGAAACACAAGGCTTTCTTTTTTTGTCATCTTCTTTGGTGTAGCTTGATCTATATGTTTTTTAATCATGTGCATATTTAAATTTTGTTTGTTCATATTATGCCCTCTCCACTTCCACTACAAATTCTTCAAGAACAGAGTAATCACCTTCTTCTCCATCTTTGTAGTTTTCTGTTGCATCTTTTTTGTCTTTAGCTTCAACAAGATATTGTTTTTGTATGACCTCTCTAACTGTAACTAAATACGTTTTCATTATACAATCTCCTCTTTATGCTTCTCATATTTGTTTCTGTAATCTTGAACTATTTGTTCGCCTACAATATAAACATACATGTTTACAACTTTTTCAGGTTCTGAAAAGTCTGTTGTAACTTGCCCAAAGTTATCTTGTTCATAGTTTTTGATTATGTTTATTATGTCAAAGGCTTGATCGCCTAGCCATTGCTTGGCTTTGTATGTGCCAATAATATAATAATTTGTATTAAAACAATGATGATGTAAGTCATCTATATTATCTTGTAACCATTGCTTGTCTTGTTCTGCAATGTAGTCATCAAAGTAACTTTGTATTTCTTTGTATTTATAAGTTTGTGTAAAATGTGGCATTTCTATTGCTCCCTATTTGTTGTTAAGTTATACCTAATATATAACTATGCTTTACAATATGTCAAGTATATAATTTTATATCAGCAATTTATTTTTATTTGTTTGCTTTCCTGGAGCTTATATATTGCTTGTGTTTTTTCACCTCTCATGCTTATATTGTGAGACAGTTTTACACAGCATAGTATAGAAAAAAAATGAATAGCAGCACAAAACATAAAAAATATATAGCTTGTTGTAGCATACGGGGTGTAAAAAAAAGGCTAGGCATCCCCTTTGCTGTCGGCTCTACATATGTCAACATAGATACACCATAGAAACACACAATGCCAATCAGTAAATACAAGAAGAACAAGATACTAGCAAAGATTACAGACGGACATAGTCTGTACCAAGCATGCAAAGACGAGAAGGTAAGCAGAGCCACCTTTTATCGCCACATGGCTAAAGACGAGGAGTTGAATGATACTGTGCGTACTGCACAGAAACAGGCTGCTGAGAAAGCCTTAGAGGAGTTAGAAGGCATGTTCTTAGATACTTTGCACAAAAGAAAGCTATACGATCCTAATTTATTAAGAGATTATGCAACACATGTAAGATGGAAGGTGCAGAAAGTATTGCCAGAGAAGTTTGGTGAAGGCAAATCAAGAACTGGTGTTGAGATTAGTG